ACCTCGTCATCCTGTCCGTTTTGCCCGTCAATGCAGGCGACGGATTCAAACGCGTCCGCCCCACCTGTGACGGGAATGTAACCCGTCGTGTGCCGATGCCAGCCAAACACCTCTTGGTCTAGCTGGTAGGTCATCCCGCAGAGGGTTCCGCTCTGAGTCGTCACCCAGATAATGCCCTGATTCCTGAAAAGGGGCTGATAAGCAATCTGCACAATCCCATCCCCGAACATATGTTCAGAAAGCACCGTCAAATCCGTGGACTGGTATTTGTTCGTATAGACCGAGAAAATCATCTGTTGCAAGGTCTGGGCATTGCGCTGGGTGTAAACCACCGCGTTACCTACGATTGCCGGGGGGATGCCCGACGCAGAACCAAAGGACGAATGTTCACCCGCGTTGATCTGGGTCGGGGTAATCGGCTGGTTGGACCCACCAAATGACCCTTGGCCTGAGTTGATAATCCACTCCGCAGCCGCAAACCCGGCGAACAAGTCCACTTGTCCAATCAACCACTGAATCCCGCCACGGCCAACCGCAGCCAAATCAAAGGCAAAGGAATCCGTGGCTTTCGTCTGGTCGCCCAGCGCGAAGTTTTCCAAGTCATTTGTCACCGTTCCCCAGATGCGCTGCGGTTCGTAATCGGTCCCGCCGTAAATCATGCGCTGCTGAAAGGCGGTAATAGCCCTTGGAAAGCCCCGGTAGACCGACCAAGCGGCTTCCGACCAATAAAGGGTTGGGTTGGTATTGAGCGGCTGGGTAATAATCGTGGCCGTCGCCGTGTAGGCGTTGGTGATGGCCGTAATTAGGACTAGGCTGTAACGGAAGCCGTCAGTCTTTTGGAAAACAACTCGGGGATTGGTTGCCCCGGGAGAAACCAATGCCGCGCCATTCGTCAGGACAAAGCGGAACATGGTCAAAATCCCAGCGGTGCCGGTAATGCTGAAATTCGCGTCACTCCTGCTCGTCAGGGTTCTGATCGTCACCCAAGTAGTCCCCCCGTCAAAAGACTCCTGCAAGGCAATGTCAGACGACCACACCCCATAGGTGTTCACCGTCCAATCCCCGATGGCTGAGATTGACCCCGAGGTTCCATCGGCAAACCCCGTCGCCGCTACGCCGTCATATTCCAGATAGTTTGAGTTATCCAGATAGGCCAGTTGCCATGTGGACCCAATATGCCCCGAAACGAAGATGGAAACCGCCACCCAATCCCCCGCCGCTAAATCCGTGGCGAACACCCCTGAATAATGACTGATGAGGCAGTTGTAGATTACACCTCCATGCAAAACGGAGTTACCTACCTGATAAAAGGTGGTCGTTGTCCATGCGGGAGCCGTGGCTGTCAGTGTAACCGAACCAGACGTTGCACTCGCCGCTATCGTGGTATTGCTGGCGTTCTGGTCGAGGAGGGCGGGGGAAATAAACTGCACCTGAACGAACGTCCAAGACACATCGGAGAACCGTGTCAGCTTATAGGGGGGGTAGTCAGGGTGAACGATGTAAACCACATCGTTAATCTGGCAGGGAGTGAGGGTCCAAATATCAATGGTGAAGATGGACGGTCCGTGAAACGCCCGCCCATTGTAGGGAGTAGCCACTTCCACCGGAGTCCCCGGGGGGTTCTGCACCTGCTGTTGATTGGAGTAAAACCGGATATATTGATGCCCAAATTCCAGAATGAATGAGGTCGTCGGGGAGAACTGGAACGGAATCAGCCTAGTCGCATACTGAAAGGTATCCGTATCCTGAAACTTGCAGGCGGCAATATACTTGGTCCCGGGTCGGCGCGTCAGGCCCCCCGTCTTATACGGAATCAAGTTCTGACATTGCCGTTGGGCTGAAGCATACTTGGGCTGGTCAACCCGCGCATCTAGCCGGGACGACCATTCACCCGAAGCAAAATTAACTGTGTTGTAGAGTGATTTCACCCGTTAATTCCGCCGTAGCGGGCGCGGTTATAGTCGGACGAACCAATGGGATTGAAGCGCACACCCTTCCTCTCACCGGCGTTCTTCGTGCGGGCTTCCTTAAGCGCCTGCTGGTAGCCTTGCAGCAATGCCACCTCCATCTTCCCGCCGTCCTGCCTGAGTGTCGTGGAAATAGCTGAAGCTAGTTTCAGGGTGAGCGCATTGGCGAACATCGAGTCAAACTGCGAAACGTCCGGCTGGTTCTTGACGTATTTAACCACCGCCTGTTGGGCGTTCGTGTAGAGTTTGTCCCCCATGATTTCATACTCTGAACTGCATTGGGAACCAAACCATCCCCACCAACCGGTATTGTCATTGAGGGCAACGAGCAACTGAAAGTCAGAGGGAAGTGCGTATTGGAACGCCCACCCCGAAGGATATTGCGAACCATCTCCCGTGGGGAAGGTCAGCCCCGGGAATGGAAGGTTCGTCTGAAGGAGCGCCCCTGTCGTCAGGTCTATCGTGAAGTTCGCCGTGCTCGTGTAGGCAAAGGCCGTTATGTATAGATACCCCCCATAGGTCAGGTAGGTATCAGCGGCGTAACTCGTGAGGGGTGCCCAATCAGGGACAACGGAAGGAACCACCCCATCAGGAATCGGAACCTGCGGAATCTGCACCAAGACTGCCGGCGTCACCAAGCAATTCCACCTCGCCGCCCGCGACACCTCCAAATAAGCCAGCACCCAATTATTGTTTACCGCAATGGAGGAGGGGTTCGATAAATCCGTGAAGGAATTGATGGCCTGTGCCCCGATCTTTGAGAGGGCCACATTTGCTAGACTGACCGGGCTTAATGACGTTGGCATGAAATTAAAAGGCCGCCCCGCTGCAAGTCGCCACAACTCGCAACGGAACGGCCCATTGTTATTTGAACAGTGTTATCCGTTCAAGTGGTTTAGTTGGCAGCCTCGTAGGGGATACGGAACACCGAGACGGTGCCCGCAACCGGCGTGCTGATGGTCAGGATGACCGCCTGCGCCCAGCAGTCCTGTTGAATCTGATACTGGCTGTTGGCGATCTGATTGGCCGTGAGGCCCAGAGCCGCCTGACCGGGAACGGTCGAGTAGGGCAGGAGCGAGGCCGGGCCACCGTAGAACTGGGTGCCAGCCGCAAACTCAACGTCACCCGAGGCACCAGCAATGTTGATGGAACCCGAATAACGCTTCTGGTTGGCAATCCAGTTGGTGGAGTCAGAGCTGGGGGCCGTTGAACCGCTCACCGAGGCAATGCAGGTGAAGACCTGATTGGCCGGGGTGGAGGCGGGGTCATAGACCACGTTGCCCTTGACGTAGGAGGTAGCCGCCACCCACAGGGGGGCCTGATTGGGGGCAACCTGAGTGTCAACTGGAACCATGCTGTTCGGAATCGGCTGGGCCGACAAAAGCGCAAGGTCGTTGTCACCCACCGCCACCGTAAGGGTCACGGCGGGAGCCGTCGTGCCCGACTGAACGGAACCTTCCGGCGCACGAACGACCGCACCAGCCGGCAGGATGCCGATGTTGATAATGTCGCCCACCGCCTCGGTGCCCACCCAAGTATAGGTGCCCTTGATTTCGTTCGGCCCCTCAATGGAGGCATTGTTCTGCCGGCCCGGCTGGGTCGTCAGCGTGAGGCTCCCCGGGAAACCCGGGAAGTTAAGATTTTGCTGCTGGTTAAGAGCAACGTCCGTATAAAGAATAGCCATTGTAGTATTTGTTTAGTTGTTAATGGTTATTGAGTTAGACGCTCTCATCGCAGTTAACCTGCACCACGCCGAGTTCCGTAACGCGGGTAGCGTCAAGGAGGAGGCAGGTGTAAACCTGAACCGCCTGCGACTGGGTGGGGAGAATGTCCATCTTGGTCATCACATCCTGACCGATGCCCATGAACAGAATGTCTTTCTGCCAAGCCACACACGAGCGAACCGTGGTAGAGCCGGACGTGAAAGGCACGAGTTCCGTGCGGACGAACTGGAATCCCATGAAGTCTTGGATACGACCGTCACGGAGCGCCCGAACATCGTTGTAGAGGACGTTGTTCACCTGATCGACATTGGTAATCAGGTTGTTCAGTTCCTTGGCGGAGTAGGCGAAGTGCCGCCCCGTCTCGGAAATGTCCGCCTTGTCCATCAGGTAGGAGGCGGCGGTGAGCTTGGCGAGCTGGAGGCCGCTGTTCGCGCCACCAGAACCATACGTCACCCCGAGCACCTGACCGACGTTGAGCGGGCCGCCCGTGGTGGGCAGCGTGACCGCCGTGGAACCCTGCGCCCCCGTGTAGGAGGTGCCAAGGAGGGCGTTCAGAAGGATAAGGTCTTTCTGACGAGCCGCCGCAATGGCGTGGTTCTGGCTGACCGCCCCATTCGGATTAGGCAGCGAACCCAGAAGAACCGGGTCAAACTGGTCAATCCAAGTGGTCTTGTCGTAGGGCCGAACCCGCAGCCAACGTGAATACATCGGCACATCGGAGGGTTCGGATTTCTGGGCACGGGCCGTAACCTGACGCATCGCGTAGGATTGGGAACCCATGTAGTCAATGCGCTCTTGGTTGCCATTGACGTTTTTTACCATGTATTTGCCGGCGAGCCTATGTTCGGTCTGCTGAGCCGGGTTTTCCCGCCAAATGTTGTCAAAGGCGGTCTGGTAAAAAGGAGGTAAGTTGCTGATACTGCCAGCCATATAAAAGTAGTGTTGAGTTACGTTGTGAGATTTCGGAAATCCCGTTTACGTTCGCTCCCCAAGTATCCCGCTAAGCGGGGTCGGTCCTCGAACAGTTTTGTTCGAAAACCCGAAATGGGTGCCTAGTGGCGTTGGCAGTATCCCTCTTTGGTCTTCTGTGGACTTGTAAATCCTAAATTTTACATTGCGTCAATCACACGGGGGTTCTATTAAATACCCGTCATGCCATTCAAAGACCCTGAACAAGAACGGGCATATAAAAAAGCGAAGCACCTTGCAAATAGGGAAGCCAATCTAGCAAAGATGCGGGCTTATTATTGGGCCCACAAGGAGAAGATGAATCAGCAGGCCCGGGAGTGGAATGAAAAGAACCGGGAAAAAATGATCGCGTGGAGAAAGGCGCGCCGAACTGAATTAAGG